CCTTGTAACTGGCGCGTCTGCTTCGGCTGGACATCACTTCACTTTAAGACCTACCGGGAAGCGATGAACTACTGCAAAAGACAGGGCTTTACCACTTCAAACGGCAAAGCTCTGCCGTAAGCCCCCGGGGGCCAGCTAATCTCCGGGGAGCTTTTAGCGGACAGCGGGTGCGGAAAGCCGCGCACAAACCCGCGAATTCAAACGGGGTATTAACCCCAAACAAAATTTTAGGAGGAATTTACCTATGTTAGACACAAACATTTACAAATCGGAATTTCAGAACATGCTTCGCAAGAAAGACGCAAGCATTCAGGCCTTAAAGGAAGGCAACAACGGCGTAACGAACGGCTACATCATACCGGGACGGGATATGGGCTTGTTTCATGAGTCGATGGAAAAAGACTGCCTTTTCAGAAAGTATGCCACTAAAATCAATCTGGACCGAGCGGAAGGTACCGTCATCGCTGTCCATTCCACAGGCACAGCCGAAGTGACAGGCGAAGGTCAGCTCTACTCTGTGGATGCCGACAGCTTCACGAACATCCCCTACGATTCTTTCAAGATTGCATCGCTTTGCAAACTCTCTTTGCAATTCGTCAATGATACGAAGTTCGATCTTGACACCTATCTTATGCGGGAATTTGCCGGACGCTTTGCCAGGGCGGAAGAAAAAGTCCTGCTCACGGGAACGGGAATTGAGGAACCCTTAGGACTTTTGAATGCGTCAGAAAGCATTGTGAGCGCTGAAGCGGGAAAAATCAGCTTTGATGATGTCGTTACACTTTACTTCTCGCTTGAGCCGGAATACAGGAAACATGCCGTCTGGGTCATGAGCGATGAGACCGCTTTTTCTCTTCGTATCGAGAAAGACCAAAGCGGCTATCCCCTCTGGCAGGAAGATCACGATGCCCTCTTTGGAAGACCTGTGGTCACCAGCCCCTATATGCCCGCTGCTGCAAGCGGAGCAAAGCCCATCCTCTTCGGTGACCTTTCCTACTTTTGGCTCTTACAAAGGCAGGAGCTGACCATAAAGCCGCTATTTGAGCTTTTCTCGAATAAGGGTCAGGTCGGCTATGCAGCCTATGAACGTCTGGACGGAAAACTCGTAAGAAAGGATGCCGTCCGCACGCTCACGGTCAAATAAGTCTAGATTCAATCTAGGCTTAAAGGCTTGGGAGCCTTATGTATATACATCTAGGCTCCCTGCCTGATTGTTACCGGGTGAACACTATGGAAAAGAAAAACTTAAAAAAGAATGTACTTTGCTATCAATCGCTCATGGCACTGCTCTTTTCCGTCTCCGAAGATGATGAGATGGATGAAAGCTTTATGCGGGAAGCCGAAGAAATCATCGCTCGGAAAAGCGGGCTGCCCGAGAACAGTATCTTCCGCTATGACCTTGATAAATAAGGCGTTTTGAGTGATGTATATAGTACCTATTATGGAGGAGGTGGAGAATGCGAAAGGTAGAGGAATTACCGCTTAAAAGAAGTGCGGAAACAAATAAGGCAAAGGTAGCCGCTTATGCCCGTGTGTCCACAGGGAAAGATGCCATGCTGCACTCTCTCTCGGCTCAGGTCAGTTATTACAGCCGGCTGATTCAGCAAAGGGCGGACTGGGAATATGTCGGCGTTTATGCCGACGAGGGCATTTCCGGCACGAAAGAAAACCGGGAGAACTTTCAGAGAATGCTGGAGGACGCAAGGCTTAGAAAGATTGATTTGATCCTTACCAAGTCCATCTCCCGCTTTGCGAGAAATACCCTGCTGCTTCTTGAAACCGTCAGGGAGTTAAAAGACCTCGGCATCGCTGTGTACTTTGAACGGGAGAAAATCAATAGCTTGACAGCGGACGGAGAACTGATGCTCTCGCTCCTTGCTTCCTTTGCTCAGGAAGAATGTCTTTCCGCCAGAGAAAACAGCCGCTGGAGCATTAAGAAGCGCTTTGAAAAAGGCGAAATCGTCGGCATGGCTCATCTGTACGGCTATGACTATATTGACGGGAAACTTGTCATCAACGATGAGGAAGCGGAAATCGTCCGCATGATTTACAGGGATTATCTTTCCGGCATGCAAAGCGGAGAAATTGCAAGTAAACTCAATGCTCTCGGCATACCGAAGAAGCTCGGCGGCAAATGGAAACCAAACGATATTGCCCGTTTCTTTAATGAAAAGCACACAGGCTCGGCTCTCTTACAGAAAACGTTCAAGGATGATGGCGTGTGTGCGAAGACACATATTAACCGAGGAGAAAAGGACTTCTATCTGGCTGAAGATACGCATGAAGGCATTATTGACAGGGAAACCTATAGAGCCGTCAGAGAAGAAGTAAAGCGCCGCACGTCAAACAAGAATCCGCCCGAGACCATCCCTAAGTATCCCTTTCGCGGGATGATCCGCTGCGGAAGTTGCGGAGCAAACTTTCAGCGCAAGAAAAGCAAGACGGAGGTCTTCTGGCGCTGTGCCGCCAATCTGGGACAAAAAGACTACAAGTGTTCAATGAAAGGCGTACCGGAGCGCATACTGGAGGAGCTGGCCATTAAGGCTTTACATTTCACTGAATTTGACAGCGACATCTTCCGGGAGAAAGTCAGGGAGATCATCATCCCCGAAGCGAACAAGGTCAGGATAGTCCTCAAAAGCGGCAAGGAGAAGGAATACAGCTGGCAGGACAGGTCACGCTCAGAATCCTGGACAGCCGAGATGCGGGCAAAAGCCGCTAGAAAAACCCTAGAGAGGTACAAGAAATGAGCCGGGGAAAGAGAAAAGTTACCGTCATCAAGGCGAAGAAGAATCTCCCCGGCAGTTTGCATCCGGGGAAAATCAGCAAGCGGAAAGTGGCCGCCTATGCCCGTGTGTCCACAGACAGTGATGAGCAGCTGAACAGCTATGAAGCCCAAATCAGCTATTATACCGACTACATCAAACGCAGAAACGACTGGGAATTTGCGGGGCTTTATACCGACGAAGGTATTTCAGGGCTAAATGCCAAGAAGCGGAAAGGCTTTCAGACGATGATTGACGATGCCCTAAACGGCAAGATTGATCTTATTATCACCAAGTCCGTCTCCCGTTTTGCCAGAAACACAGTTGACACTCTGACCTATGTAAGAAAACTCAAAGAAAAGCAGGTTGAGGTCTATTTCGAGAAAGAGAATATTTTTACCTTGGATTCAAAGGGAGAACTTCTCATCACGATTATGAGCTCTCTTGCTCAGGAAGAAAGCCGATCCATCTCGGAAAACGTCACTTGGGGCATCAGGAAGCAGTTCTCCGACGGCAAGGTCATGATGCCCTACAAGAGCGTTCTGGGCTTCAGGAAAGGCGAAAACGGACTGCCGGAGATTGTGCCGGAGGAAGCGAAGATTGTACGCCATATCTACCGATTGTTCATGAAAGGCATGACACCGTATGGCATCGCAAAAAGGCTCGAAGAAGAAAATATCCTCTCGCCTACGGGCAAAGAAAAATGGTATGGCAGCACCGTCGCCAGTATTTTAAGAAATGAAAAATATCGGGGTTCCGCCCTGTTACAAAAGAAATATACAGTGGATTTTCTCACGAAAAAACAAAAGGTAAATGAAGGCGAAGTCCGGCAATATTATGTGGAGGACAGCCATCCGGCTATCATTGATCCCGATGAATTTGACCTCGTGCAGGCGGAGTACGCCAGAAGAGAGAGCTTAGAGACCTACTACAGCAACAGCACGCCTTATTCAACAAAACTCATCTGTGGCGATTGCGGAGCCTTCTACGGCTCGAAGGTCTGGCACTCTAACACAAAGTACAAGCGAACCGTCTGGCAATGCAATGACAAGTTCAAGCTAAAAGAGAAATGCAACACGCCGCACCTCTACGAAGCGGAGATTCAAGAATCCTTTGTAAAGGCTCTGAGCCTGCTTTTAGCCGATAAGGAGAAGCTGCTGGATCATTGCCGGGAACTAAAAGATGAATTGACGGATTGCTCCAAAGAAGAAGCAAGGCTTCAGGAGCTTTCACAGGAGATGGAAGTGGTGGCGGAAATGATCTCCTGCATGGTGCATGAGAATGCTTCCTATGCTCTTGATCAGGAAGAGTACCAAAAGCGCTACGACATGCAGGTCTCTCGCTACGAGGCCTTGCAGGCTGAATTTGAGGAAACACAGTCCGCTATCTGCGATAAAAATTATCAAAGCTCGATCCTGAGCGGCTTTATGTTTTCCATCTTTGACTCGGATATCCTGCCCGTCAAGTTCAGCAATACGCTCTGGATGGGCACTGTGGACACGGTGACGATTAAGAGCGACAGCACTTTGCTTTACAGATTCAAGGACGGCAGCGAGATTTCGCTTACTATCCCCGGCAGAAACTGAATTCCGCTCCGCTCATTTTTTCGACTAAAAGCTCATTTATCCCACTGAAAAAAGACTTCAAAACAAAAGAAAACAGCCGCTGACACCACTAATTGTATCAACGGCTATGTTCTACGTTGGAACTACAAACAGACTTGGAACTGGATGACCTTAAGTCAGCGAACACAGTCACCAAGGCTAGGGTTCTCCCGTTATGGAAAGAGAGGTTTGTCAATGAAATTTGTAG